GCCTGCTTCATGCTGGCCTTCGTGGCCTTCGCAGCCGACGCCGCGGCCTTCTCGGCACGCTTGTAGCCGCGGTCGAGCTCGGCCACCATGAGCCGCGCCTGCTCGGCGGTAATGCCGGGGATGCTCTCCAGCTGGCGACGGAGGTCGCCGATGTCCGCCGATACCTTGAGGTCGATTTCACCAGCCATCAGCCAACCCTCCGGAGCTTGCGCTCAACGTAGGCGTTGAGCTCCTCGCTCCCGTTATCCCGCAGACGCTTCGCGAGACGCTTACCGGGGTCGAGGACCCATCGCTTCCACATGTTCGCGCCGTCCGCAGCCTTCGGGTTGGCAACGCGGTAGTTCAGCCCCACGGGACGCCCCGATGCGGTGAACTTTGCAAACTCCCGATACTTCGACGGGATCTGCCCTGTCTTGCGGTACTCGGACATGATGCGCGCGTACGTGAACTCGTCGGTTCCGATGGTCAGCGTCGAGTTCGCGTTCGGACGATGCACATAGTAGGACCGCTTCGTCTCGCGCGGGGAGACGACCATCGTCAGCTTGTCGGGCGCGGACTGTATGCCCCACTCGACCTGCCCGGTTTCGCCCGTCTTTCGGTCGACTTCCTTGTACCAGTTGAGCGTGGCTCCCGTGCCGATCTCGTCGCCGATGGCCTCCAGCTGGTCCGAGATCTTCCGGAAGCTGAGGTCATACATCTGTTTCACGGTCGCCAGAAGCTTCGGGTCTATCTCCGCCTTCACGCGTCCGACCTTCACCGTCATGCCCACTACAACCCCCAGAAGGCTCTCGCCGCTGGGTCTACCGTATCCTGCGGGCGTGGCGTGAACGCCTTCCGCTTCGGCTTCGCTGGGGCGTGCTTCCGACGCCACCACCCCAGCACGCGCTCTTGCGTCTCGACGGGCCAGCCGTAGAACGCGTCAGGGTCGCCGCAGTACGTGAGGCCGATCTCTAGGGCTACGGAGTCGAGCCCTCCGTCGGCGGAGGCGTAAAACCCTCGGCACGCGCGACACCCGCCTCAGTGGGGGCCTCGACACAGAGCTCGAGGGCCTTCGCGCCCGCGGCGTAGATGTCGGCCTCGGGGAGCCCCAGCGCCATGAGCTCGTCGAATACCTGCCCGCCGTACCCGAGGGCGTCGTACTCGTACTTGACGCGGAGAGGCTTCCCGCCCCAGCACACGCCCAGGGCGGCGCACAGGCCGCGGAGGGCGCTCCGCTGCACGGCCATCGCGACCTCGCGACGAACCATGAACGACGGGGGAGACTTGAGCGCGACAGTGTGCGGCCCGATCTGTACCTGCATGATGCTCCTTAGACGCAGAAAGCGCCCCCCGCACCGTAGCACGGGGAGCGCCTACCTTGCACGCGGCGCAAGATCAGGTCGCGACCAGCGCCCCGTACACAGTGAACGAAATGGTGTAGGAGTTCGGGTCTCCCTCCGCGATGTCACAGGACGTGATGTGCACGTCATTCGCGGTGAGGACGTGGTCCGCCGCGTCACCGAACGACGTGCCTTCCACGGTCCAAACTGCCGTTTTGTACGTCTTCACGTCGCTGCCGGCGAGAGACTTGACCGCCGTGGCGAAGGGGCCCGTCCACGTCGCGAGCGCGAGGAGGGTCTTCTCTGCCGACCGCATGTCGGTGAAGTGCGCCGTGAACTGACCCGTGATGAACGTGGCATTCGTTTTGCGGAGGCTTCCGAGGTCGCCGCGGTCCAGGTACGTCGTGACTTCCGTCTGCGACTCGGTGATGCCGCTGAAGCTGAGGTCGCCAGCTTCGTACTGCACTTCGAGGGTCAGCGGAGTCGGGGTCGTCGCATCGGACCAAACCAGCTTACCGTCCCTGAAGTTCTTCACTACCGCCGATACGGCCATTTTTACCTCCCTTTTTACGAAATGGGCAGTGCGTGGAGCACCACGAAGGTCGCCGTCCCGAGGAACCATTCCCCCGAGTCGACCACCTCCGCGCTCACCGTCTGGAGTTGAACCTTCAGCTCACCGGGCCACGTCGAGGTGTACGCCTCGCACGCCTGAATGAGCTCCTGTCCCGCGGCCTCGGCCTCGTCGCGCGAGGTCGTCTGGTCCTTCGGACGCAAGCGATACGCCCACCGGACGATAGCCGTCGTCTCGACGAGCAGGCCCTGCCCAGGGCGACCACGGTAACCGTTGCCCGTGCCGCCCATGCGGTTGTTCGTGTCGCCGAGGCCCACAGCGAAGAGCTTCCCCGTGCCCATAAGCGAGTCGGCATCGCGTCCGAAGACATCCGCGGCGAAGCGCGAACGCGTCCAGCCCGACACCGCAGCGCACTGCGTGTCGAAGAGGGATCGCACTTCCGCGCGAGTCTTCACCGCACGCCTCGCGCGTAGGGCCACAGGTCGCCGCCCGAACCACTGTTGAGCCAGAGCGTCGGGCTACCCGCGTTGCGGCGGTCGACGTTGACGACGTTCTCGTCCGTCTCATCGTAGTGGAACGTGAGCTGCTGCCACGCGTTCTCGTAGGACTGCCCGTAGGAGTCCGCGAGCTGCTGGTAGCGCGAGGTATCGCCCGCCGAGGTGGCGTAGTCCTGCCACACAAGGTGAAGCGTCAGGCAGACGTGCGCCTCCCGGAACGCCGCTGGCGACATCACCAGGTACGGACGCTTCCCGCCCGAGATGAGGCGGTTCTCCACCATGCACCAAGCCTCGTCGAGGTAGTCCTGGTACGAGGTAACGCCCGCCTCGCGCAGCTGGCTGAGGTCCCGATGGCGGCGCAACAGGTCGATGTCCGACACCACCGGGTAGAGCCGACGACGGACGAGGGCCCCGTCGCGCCGGAAGACGTGCGTAACGCCGTCCGGCATGGCGAGGGACCACTCAACAAGCCAGCCCTCCTCGAGGACCAGCGGCGCGAGGGTCGCGGACGGGATCGTGAAGCTCGCCACGCTCCCCGCGATGGTGACCACGGCGGCGTTGACCACCGCGGTCTGGTCTGCCTTGTAGACCGACACCGTCCCCGACAGGGGCGCGACGAGAGCCCCACTCCGGTAGACCGGAGCGGTGATCTTGTTGTCGCGGCCACGCTCGATGAACTCCGGGATGGAGAACCTCGGCGCGTACTCAGTGTCGGCGCTCGACATTAGGTCGCGCCCTTCATGGCGACCCAGCTACCCGCGATGCGCGCGTAGATCGCCTCGTCGGCGCTTGCGCCGTTCGTACGCAGGTAGATGGACCCGTTGGGCTCAGTGGCCGTGGGGGCTCCGCTGCCCGACGTGACGGTCGGCGCGACGGAGGGAAGGTCGGCGGGGAGCGCCTTGACAATGTAGCCGACGGCGGCGACACCGCTACGCATGTTCTGGGAGGTCTTGACGGCCATCGGATTCTCCGATGCTAGCTAGGCTAGCGGCTCTGCTTGTTGTCGTGCTTCTGCGCTACTTCCTTCGCCTTCTTCTCGGCGAGCTCGGGGCGCATACCGTTACGGACGAGGGTCTCGGCAAACCGATCCTTCGCGTCCCTGATATCCTTGCGCTCGCTCATGCGCGCCCCTTGCGGGCCTGCACGGTCGGCACCTTGGCGCCGTCCATCTGGGCGAGGAGGGCCTTATCGGCCTCAAGGCGGCGGTGCGCTTCCGGGTCGGAGCCCGCGCGCTTCGTGTTCTCCTGGACGCGCAGCTTCTGCCGCTCGCGGAGAGCATCGAGGGTGTAGGGGTCCGGCGGTCGAACGACGCCGGATACCACGAGCCCCCGGAGGAACTCGCGGTATCCGGCCTCGTCAGACGTGAGGACTACGGAACCCGCGACCATGCGCGGCGTCTCCCAGCGGGAGAGCCGGACAGGACCGCGGACGCCGTCGTACTCCGTCACGTAGCCGCCCTCGACGACATCCCACGGGATGACCGTCCAGTGCTCGCGACGGAGCTTCGTCTCCGCGCCAGACGTGTCGCCGTCCTTGTCGACGGCGTTCACGCCCGGCGTGGCCCGCATCTGGGCGAGCACGGGCAGCCACTCTCCGTCGATGCACTGCCAGCGCGCCGGATGCCAGATGTACCACCACTGCGCGTTCGTCGGCAGGTTGAGCTTGGGGCTCCCTGACGAAGTCTGCACAGCGGGACGACCCGCGAAGGTCGGTCCGGCGGCGTTGGTTGTGTCGGTGAAGGTGACTGCCACGTGTTCTCCTAGTTGTGAAAAAGGCTCATGCGTCCGTGATAATCGACACGCCCATCCCCTGTTGGAGGATGCCCAGCCCGAGGTAGTAGCTTGCGAGAATCGAGGTGGTGCCACCGCCGACGATGCGGTCGAACTCGACCACGACCGGGGAGCCAGCCGGGGTCACCACGCCGGGCGCGCCGACGATGGGGAACGGGGAGCCCTCGACGTAGCCGACGGCGCCGCGACCGAACATGGCCCCTGCCCGATCTGCCCCGGCGTTCGCCGTGGGGACCTTCGACGACGTGAAAATGGTAACGCCGTTGAGCTCGCCAGCGGCCCCAGGGCCGTGGATGTTGAGCATTTCCTGCGTAGCGGGCTTGAACTGCATCGCGCCGTACTCGGCACGGAGGCTGCTCTGAAGGTCCGTGAGCTGACGCGGGTGGAGGACGCACATGTACGGACCCGCCACGCTCGAGAGCGTGAGCTGGAACATCGCACTATAGAAATCGTCGACCGAGAAATCCACACCTGTACTGCCGACAGACGCGGTAAACCCGTCGATCACGTCGCAGAGCGCATTCTGGAACGCCATCGTGGTGCTACCGACCATGCTCTCCGCGAGGCGCTGGGCGTTCAGGCCGATGGAGTCGGTGATGGCGCCGCCGAGGTCCGTGAGGTCGTAGCGGAGCGCGTAGCGACCGATGGTCAGCGTGGCCGCGGTGGAGGTCAGCGTGGTGTTCGCAACGACCGCGCCGTCCGCAGCGGAGGCGAGGAGGTCGGATCCGTCGAGGCCGATGATGGGCACCTGGAGGGCCGCGGAGCCGCGCCCGGCCATGTTGCCGAAGTTGATCAGCGACGGGTGGTTGTGGAGGCTCGCGCGGTCGGCCAGCTTCAGCTGGATTTCCTGGGCGAGGACGGCAGCAACGCGAGCGTTGCCGGAGAGAGTCGAGTATTCGGTGAGAGCCATAGTGGCGTACCTC